AGATCCTCGACCAATACGACGGCGGTATATTCGTACTGCATCACGTCGCTGACCAGGGTCGCCGCGCCGCCGGCGGCTCTGGCCCGCTTGATCCAGGCGCGGCAGTCGACATCGACCTTCGCGCGGTTCGGGCCAGCCGGCCCGCTGAACCGGCGGATCGTGACCTGATTTGTGAGCCCACGCCGATAGGCCGATTTGGCATAATCGGGGCTCACATCGACCAGACCCGGTAAGGATTGAGCAGGCCGCAGACCGCGTCAGGCGGGCCGACACCACTGTCGGCATTGCTCGCCGATGGGTCGGCATAGGTCACGGTCAGCACATCGAACACCGCCTCGGAGCGAATGGCCGGGTCGCGCCCGCGCGCCATCCACCGGGCGTTGAGCCATTCGAGCGTCGCGATCCGCACATCCGGCGGGATGGTGTCGAACCCGGCGTCGTAATCGACCGCGATCAACTGGCTGCACCAGAAACCCATGTTGCCCATGCTGTCGAGGCGATAGAGCTCGCCCGTCCCGAGCTCGACCTCGAACAGCGCGGGATCGAGCGCGGCGCCGTTCTCGCTGATCGCCAGGACCGGCGCCCCGGTGTCATCGGTCGGGATGGGGCTTTGCCGGGTCTTGATCGGCGAGCCCTGCTTGAGCCAATGGGAGGCGTTGCGGAGCTGGTCGCGGTAGGTCTGCCGCACAAAGGTTCGGCTGCAATAATTGTCGATCGCCGCCGAGACCGAGTCGATCTGGGCCTGCAACAGGACATCCTGCGACGTGTCGGTGTCGGCAATGCCGAACATCGCCTTGACCTCGTCGAGCTCCACCAGCGCCAGCGACGGCGCCGGCGCGACGACGCGGGTCAGCCGATAGCGCGGGTTGGTCGGCGACAGGTTGGCGGCGTAGGGCGGGTAATAGCCCCCGTACCAGTAGCCCATCAGCGTTGCTCTGCATGGTAGAGCTCGAACACCGCGCGGAGGTCGAGCGCCGGTCCCAGGCTGCCATCGCTCATGACCGGCACAGCTTGAAAGCCCCTAATCGCCCAGTCGATGATCGCCGGCGCCCCATGCCCCGGCAAACCGCGATCGCCGCGTTCACCGCGCTCGCCGCGCTTGCCGACCTGTCCCGACAACTGCCATCCGTCACCGGGCAACGGGCCGGGCTTGTCATGCTTCGCTCGCCATTCCGAGCCGTGATAGGTCACGAGGTCGAATTTCCGATAATCGCGGGTCGGCTCGTGCAGCCCGCAGACCTCGCCGACGTAGGGCGTCTCGGCGCCAGCGGCGATGACGATCCAGTCCTCATGCGGCGGCGCTTCGGCGGTGTCGCGTAGCGCGCACCATGTCGAGCCCTGATGGGCGACGACCGCGCTCTCGTAATGGATGCCGCGCTGCCAGGGCGTGACCGAGGCGAACTTGCCCGGCGGTCCCGGCTCGCCCCTCGGCCCAGGCTCGCCAGCTTCCCCTCGCTCCCCGGTCTCGCCGTTTTCCCCACGTTCCCCAGGTTCCCCACGCTCACCGGGCTCGCCTGGAGGCCCAGGAAGCCCCTGATCACCCGGCGGGCCTGTGATAGCCTCGCCGGGCTCCCCCTGCGCTCCCCGCTCGCCGGGCGGGCCGACTGGCCCGTCCCGCACTTCCCCCATCCTCGCCGTGATCGCGAGCTCAGTCTCGGCCCGGCTGGTGCGCATCTCGGCCAGCTCCGCGCGCATCTCGGCCAATCCGACCGACAGCGACAGCTTGAGCTCCCGCTCGATGCGGGCAGCCATCGCGCCGAGCTCTTCGCCAAAGGCGTCAATCGCTGCGTCAAGCGGCGAGGTGTCGGACATTCGCTGCGCGGAAGGCGGCGACGGCTCTGGCTTTTGCGGCAGGGTCTGCTCCATTGCCAGTGCTCCCGCTCGATGCCGGCGGCGGCGCCGGTGGCGCGTTCGGTGCCGGTGTCGCCGGCGGCGCTTTATCCCAGGCACTGAGCGGCACGACCTGTTGCTGAACCCTCGGCTCGTCGCCGAACTCGACGGCGGGGAGGTCTTCCTTCGCGCGGGCTTCGTTCGGGGCGAAGATGCCGCCCTGGACGCCCTGCGCCAAAGCCGCGATCCGATCCTTGAAATTGGCGCGAAGCAGCGCTTCGAGGTCGAGCTCCAGATAATCGTCGGGGAAGCCCGGCAGGGCGAAGAGCCGCCCGAAGGCGTCTTCGATATGGTTGGCGGCAAAGCCGAGGCCGGTCGACACCCAGAACCCCATCAGGCTATCGGTCGCGGCCTGCGGGCTTTGCCCGGCGACGAGGCTGAGCAGCGGCAGCGGCACCCGGTATGCGGTGGCGATGCGCTGATCGGAGATCTGGAGCATCTCCGCGAGCTGCGCATCGCGGCTGTTTACGACCGCCGGGATCCACTTCATGCCATCAGTGAGGATCGGCGTCCCGCCGACCTGTTGACCTTGGGTTTGCTCGTTCCACTGCTGGCGCAACTGGCGGACGGCGTCCGGTTGATTGTGGAACGCCTTGTCGGTCTGGATGACGCCGCTCGGGCGCCCCTGGTTTCGCGCATAGGCGAGCGCTTGCCCGACCATTGCCTGAGATACTGCGACCTCAAGCAACGCCGATTCGAGCGGCGCGATGCCCCGTAACGGGTTGCGCTTGTCGGGAAAGCGGACATGCAGGACATCGCGCGCCGGGATCATGTTCAGCCGGGCCGGGTCGTGTCTGAACAGCCGCTCGACGATCTCGTTGCCGGCGAGCGAATAGAACAGCTCGCCGTTCGCCGCGACATGAGGCCAGCAGCGGAACGGGTCCATCAGGTGGATCTCCGTGACCTCGAACCGAGAATTGCGCACGGCCAGCCCGTAAGCGTCGCCTTCGCCATAGAGGCAATCGGTCAAATAGAGGAAGAAATCGGACGGGGATTGATAGCTGTTCGGCTTGCTCAAGATTCGCGACAGCGCCGAGTTGGTCACCCGCGAGCGCCCGCCCTTGCCGTCGCTGCGCCAGTGCGCAGGCGGGCACATCGCGATGGTCTGCGAGTATGCCGAGCGGCAGGCGTAGACGATCGCCGAGCCACCATAGGGTAGCGGGTTGTAGCCCATCTGCCAGTAATTGGTCGGCCAATCGGTCGGGATTATGCCGCCGCCGAGCGGCAGCAGATACCCGCCGCCCGGACCGGCTTGCTTGGCGCGCGGTCGGAAGACACTGCCGATCGCCGACGCCACCCGTGTTAGGGCACTCGATTGAGCCACGGGGTCTACCGTCGCGGCACGCTGCGGCCTGCCCCGCCCTCGACGTGTACAGCATTCGATGGCGGCGCGTGTGTCGAGCCGCCGGCGTTCGTCGCCGTCACGACGCAAGTGATGCCGTGGCCGGCGTCGCTCTCGGCGACCGTGTAGGTGTCGCCGGTGCCGCCGACCGCTGCGGTGTTGCTTTTCCAGGCGTAGGCGTAGCTCGTCGGCTCGCCTTCCCAATTGCCTTTGGTGCAAGTGAGCACCTCGCCCACGGCTCCGTTCCCCTGGAGATGTGGCACGTCGCGATTGACCGGAGCGCCGGGAGCGCCACCACCGGGCGCCGGCGGGCGCTGACTCGGCGCCGGCTGCGCTTTCTCGATCAGCGCCTGCTGCGCCGCGAGCGACGGCATCTCGGGATTGTCAGGGCTCGCCTTTTCGTCTGGGTGCATCAGCCCGAGCCTTAGCAGATCGTTTTCTTCCTGCGTCGGCGTCGGCTGGCTCTGCTCGGTGACCTTCAGCGTCTGCTCTGTCAGCTCGGCCCGAACCTTCTGGTCGGCCCGATATTGTGCCTCGTCCATGCTCATCCTCCTTGGTGACGATCCGGCGCAGCAACCACTGCGCCGGGATGCGCCATGTGTAACGTCGTCGGTTCCCTACCAAGTGACGCCCGCGACCCAGGCGACGACGCCAGTGCGCCGCATGGCCCAGTTCATCGGCAGGATCATCCGCAGCGCGAGGCTGTCGGTCTGGAACAGGTTGCGCACCGGCGCCGCCACGACCGGCGGCGTGCCGGAAGTGCCGATCTGCTGCGGTGCGGTGTCCTCGAAATGCAGCGTCGCCTGATCCGACACGTCAAATCGGGGATCATCACCAGTCACCGACATGAAATCGTCGGCGTTCATGATGATGATCGTTCCGAGCGGCATCGTATTGGAAGTAATGACCGGGTAGCCCTGAAGCATCCCGCTGTCAATTTCCGCTTTGAACGGGAAGAACCCGCCGGAATTGATGGTCAGCGAAATAGAGATCGCCTGCTGCGGGTTCATGATCCAGACCGGGACGCGCAACGCATTTGCCGCCGACAGCACGCCGATCAATTGCTTAACGTCGCCGAGGAGAGCCGGGAAGCCGCCGCCGGCGGTCGGCGGCAGGCCGGCGACGCCATTGCGCAATCCGGCGGGTCTGATCGCCGACGCGGCGATGTTGTCGATCAGCGCCGTGTCGACCGCGACTTCGGTGTCCTCGCTGATCAGCTTTTGCAGCAAGCCCTCGATCTGCGGCGTCGAATGCTCGGCCAGCTCCCGCGTGTAGGAGCAGATGATCGCCATCTTCTTCAGGCCGATCGTGACCGGCAGGAAAGCCGCCTGCCGCACCGGGATCGGCGCCCCTTCGCCGACGAACGAGCCTGCCACGGTCGGCGTCGCCGATCGGGTCGGCATCGACAGCGTTGCAAATCGCCCGAGGGTCGCGCGGAAGCCCTTCGCCGACAGCGGTCGATAGATGCCCTCGGGCATCAGAATGTCGAAAAACTCGCCGTACTGGATCTGCGCAAGTTCCGCAGCCCAGCCCGAGGTCGTCGTCGTGGCGGGAGCGGTGGCAGCGCGCTTGTACCAATCATGCACGCCCTTGGTGATCTCGAAGTCGCCCCGATCGCCGTAGTGCTCGACGAGGATCTGCTCCTCGGGCTTTTTGGTGATATGCGACAGCGCCCTGACGACACAATGGCGCAGGAACAGGTAGCCGGGCGCTTCCTGTTTCTTCGGGATCGCCCAGGCTTTCGGCTGGGTGGCGGGCAATCCGCCGCCGGGCGGAATTACCAGCGTTCGGGCCGGCGGGACGACCTCGGCGGCGCTGTCGCCACCGAGCGCCTTCTCGGCGCGTTCCCAGGTGGCGAGAAGCTCGTGCGCCTCCTCGATCTTGGCGGTGAGGTCGGCCATCTTCGGCCCGTCGTCGGGATCGATCGCCGACAACTGGTCGCGCAGGGCGACGAGCTCGGTCTGCTTGGCTTGGATGCGTTCGCTGAGCTGAATCATCGGTTTGTGCTTTCTGCGGAAAGAGGAGTAGGGGTCATTTCCGGCAGGCTCGCCACGAAGCCCGCGCGACCTCCGCTGATCCTCTTCGGCAGGCTCGCCAAAGATCAGCCGTCGTCCTTCGCGGGATATTCCTAGAGACTTGGCAATCGCCAAGGCGTTGGCGTTTGCGGGCACCGATACGAGCGAGCACTCGACCAGCTCTTGCTCGGTGAAGTGCAGCCCGCCGATTCGCGAGCCTTCGAGCGGCTCGACCTTGCCGGGGATCGGGTGAAACCCGACCGACACGGCTCGAAGGAAGCCGGCGTCGACCGCCGCCTTGACCTCGCGCATCCGGTCGGACACCGGGTCGAGCAACTGCAAGCGTCCGGTCAATTGACCGTCGCGCACGCCGACGTTGCTCCAGTTGCCGATGATGAATTTCGAGTCGTGACCGAAAAGGGCGATGGGATTTTTGCGGAAGTTGTCGAGCAACCAACCATCGGGCTCGATCACATCGCCCATGCGATCGACGCTGCCGTCGCTCATGACGAAGTCGAGGGAATTGCCACTCGGCGAAGGCGCGGAGACGGCTTTGCGGACGAGATCCACCGCATGGCTCCATCGGATGGGGAATTAGAGTCGGGCTGGCGGTTGGATCACCAGCCCGGTGCGCCGGTCGCAACCTTGTTCAGCGCAGGCCGGGCAGGCCGCCGAACAGTAGTACAAGCACAATGATGATCAGTACAATGCCAAGCAGACTAAAACCGCCCTGGCCGTAATAGCCTCCTCGATAGCCGTAGTATCCGCCACCAAGTCCGCCAAACAACAGGACGATGACGATAATAATCAGGAGCAGGCTCATGACTGTATTCCCTCGCAGCAGACGGCGGGGCGCGCTCCTAAATGCGCGTTGATTCCGGTGGCTTGTCTGCCGGGCCGTGCCAGCCGCGCCCCTGGCGCCGGTATTTCGGCGATATGCGCGATGAAGCGACACGGGCGGGGGGATGTTACCCGTGTCGCTTGCCGTCGTGCGCGTTCTGGAGACGAGACGCCTTGCGCCGGGCAAACCCCATCGGAGCGACCCGGCAGGGTAACTTATGCCGCATCTTGTGGGTGGTTTGTCAAGACGCGCCGGATATAGCCCCTGTCACACCCATCTGTGTGAGTCCTGCGCGCGCAACCCGGCGGCGCTGACCGAGGTCGACACGACCCGCCCGAACATCAGCGCCGAGACGATCGCCCGCCCGTCGCTGGTGAGCTCGTCGAGCACGCCCATGATACGCGCGCCGAACGCCTCGAACGCGACTTCCTCACCGGGCGCGATGTCGTTGCGAACCGCAACACCCGAGCCGTTCGGCAGTGCCTCGTCAAACTCGCCGGCCCGCTCGCGGTTGAGGATGAGGACGACATCCTCGTCGGGCAGCTTCGCCGGCACCTGCGGGCGCATCAGCATCAGCCCCACGGTGCCGCTGATCGGCAACTGAGGCCAGCCGCGCCAGTCCTGCACGAACAGCACCCGCGAGAAGAGCGGTCGCATACTGGTCACCGGCTGCCGGGCTCGACCGTGCGGGCTGAGCAGCTTGCGGTAGCGCGGCAGGTAGACGCGGTATCCCGCCTGCCGTAGCGACCGCTCGGCGACCTCCTCGGCGGAAGGCTTGGTCTCGATGATGACCCATGCCGGCATCATGCGATGAGGGTCTCCAGCCTGATCACCGTCTCGCTCTGCGCGGTGATCGCGCCGATCGCCGACGCCAGCGCCACCAGGGCGTCGATCCGGTTCTTCGACCGGCGCTTCGAGAACCAGCGATTGTCGAACGGGTCGCGCTCGATCGCCGCCGACATGATCGCCGAGATCGTCGCCGCGTTGCGCCGGATCTCGATGCGCCCTTCGAGGATCAGCGTTTCGAGCTCGGCGAGCGAGCCGGGCATCCAGAGCCCATGCGCCTCCTTGCCCTCGTTCTCGGCGGCGAGCTTCTGCTCGGCGTTCGGCGCGGCGCGACGTTTGCCGCCCTGCGGGTGCTCGACCAGCGGACAAGTCACGCCCATCTCGTCGAGCTGCGGCACGAGATGCTTCTGGAACGCATAGGCGTCATAGGCCAGCACCTTGATCTGGTAGTCCGCCTGGAGCTCGGCGACTCTGGCGGCGACAAAGTCGAGCCGCACCACGTTACCCGGCGTCGTGTAGAGATCGCCCTGGTCGACCCAGGCTTCGTAGAGCGCCTGATCGCGGAGTGCGCGTTCGGCCAGCGTCTCGGCGGGTGTCCATTGCTCGGTCCAGGCGCGGTAGGTCGGCAATGACATAACCTGCTCGACGCCGTCGCGGTCCTCCCGCACCACGTCGACCGTCCCGGTCTGCACCACGCAGCCGAGGGCGGTCATGTCCTTTGTCGCGCCGATGTCGAGGCCGATCGCAATCGCCTCGCCGGTATGCTCCAGCGGGTCGAAGTCGACGAGGACCGCCTCCAGCGCCGCCCGGCTCATCCAAGCCGTCTCGGCGTCGGTCCAGCAGCAGAAGTGCAGCCGCAGAATCCCGTTGAGCTTGCCGGGGATCGACACCGCCTGACGGGCGACGCCGGCGAGGTAGTCGGGCTGCACCGTCACGCCGAGCAGCGGGTTCGCCTTGACCCAGCAGCTCGGGTCGTCGAGCGGATCATCGTCGAGATCGAGCCCGCAGACGAACGAGAACGTCTCGTCGTCGATCACCTCGCCGACAAAGGTCGCCGCGTCGTCGGGCGTCCGCGTTCCAGCCGCGACCCGAACCGCGTGCTGGTGTTCCTGCCAGCAGGCCGAGTTGCGATCCGACCCGCTGTTCGTGGTCATCACCAGCAGCGGCTGCTTGCGCCACTTGAACCCACGTTCCAGCATCTCGATCGTCAGCCCATCGGGATGCTCATGCACCTCGTCGCACAAGGCGCAGCTCGGCCTCGGGCCAGAGCCGGATCGGCGGACTTCGCCGGTGATCGGGCGGAAAAACGAGTTCGTCCGTAGGTCGGCGAGGTTCCAGACCGGGTTATTGCCGGATGTCGTGAGACGGCTCGCCAATGCCGGGGATTGATCTCGCATCGCGACCGCGTCGCGGAACAACACCATCGC